GGCAATATTTTCTTTTCATAAAAAAACTCTGACACTTTTTCTGTTTTTTGTGTTTTTTCTTTGCTGATGGGTATTCCAATATCTTTCATGGCTTCCCTTCTGGCATGTTGTTTTTGTGCATCCCTTTGGGCTTTGTATCGTTGTCCGCGTTTGCTGTTGCATGGTCTGCAGCTGGGCACTAGGCCATCTGTGTGGCTGCCTCCGCGATCTACTTCCACTAGGTGGTCTGCGGTTTCAGCGTTGGGTTTTCCACACCAATGGCAGGGGGGGTGGTCTGCCAGTAGTTGTTGTCTTGCTTTGCGGTAGGCGGGGTCTTGTGTTGTGTGTTCGCGTTTAGTCATGGCTCACGCGCCTGTCGGCTTGTGCTGACGCGGCGCTGTCGCGCCTTGTCCACAGTGGTTTGTGGTTTGGTTTGCTATCGGGTTCATGTTGTCTGCTTTCTGGTTTGTTTATGGTATGTCATTTTTGTAGACCTGATGCAGGTATGCCCACCCACCAGGTTGCCCTATCTGGTTCCCAACACATTTCAATGACGTTTGTTTATCGCCTAAGCTCAACCGCTTTGCCCAAACCATTTCGTGGTGCATGTTTCGGGGCGCGGTTGTCTACCCCTGTTGCCAGGTGTCATCCAACTGCCCTGCTACAGGCTTAGGTCTATGAGGCTTGCCGATTGTAGAAACGTTTGTTTTGTTACTTCCAGGCCTCAATTACTTTGCTGGCCTGTGATGCTGTCATGTGATCAATAGTTATATCGTTGACGCCCAGCACCTGGTGCAATTGTTCTATGGTTTCGCTGTCATCCCATTCTTTTGCCAATGCCAGCCGTTTGATGTAACCCAACTGTTTAGCGGTTGCTAGGGCGCCTGTATAGGGCTGTGATGGGTGTTCAGTGATGCCTGGGCTGTCTTGCCTTGCCATGACTTCATTTCGGCTTGCAATCGACTTATTGGCGCCACAGCCCATGTAGCCCAAAGCGCGGCCCAGGGCACTGGTCATGCCCACCATGAATTCACTGTTTTTTGTGTAGGGCGTTTTGCCTGGGTATGGTTCAGCTGCTGTGGCGATTGCTGGCAGCTGGTCATCTGGGTCACGCCAAACTGACACTGTGCAACGTAGGAAACATGAGCCATCTGGCATGGTCACAATGTCGTTTTGTGTTTCTTGTATGCGTAGGTCAGGCCATCTTTCTAAAGCTATGGCTAGGCGGGTTGGCACATCTACATAGTTTTCTAGGCTAAATGTCATTGTCGGTTTCTCTTTCCCTCTTGAATTGTCGATTGCTATTTGTCTTTGGTTTCTTGCTTCGCGTTTCAGTGTGTATTCGCTGGGCTGATATCTGTATTGGCTTCTCACGCTGTGGGCACCATATCTGTGCGGTGTTGCATCAATTCGTTTGTTTCGGGCAGCATGTCCATAGGCCACAATTCGTGCTGTGGGCGGCTGTAGCAGGGTTGCAATAGTTTGCTATCTGGCCTGCAATAGTTTTCATTTGTGTTCATCAAATAGAGGGGTTGCCAGCCGCGAAACCTGACCACATTGGTGTGGGCGTTGATAGTTGCCAAAATGTAGATGGCGCGTTTGTCATCATGGTATGTGGTGAGCCAGCCAGCATTGTGCAAGGTTGCCCTGATTTCGTAGCCTGCCACGTCTGTGTCTAGTGGGCTGTAGGGCCTATATTCAAATGTGACGCCTAGCAGGGCTGCTAACGCAATTTCGGCTTTGAAACCTGTTACTACTCTTTCTTCTGTCCAGTTGGTTCCGCGCGGTTTGTGTTTTCCTTTACGCGCTGCCGCGTCTTGTGTTTGTCTTTTTGCACAAAGAATGGCTGCCAATACTTCATCTGGTGCAAGGCTGTATTGCCATTCATGGTTCATAACAGTTTCTGCAATTCGATCACTGTGAGCCGCAAGAAATTGGCGCGTGGGTCTTCCATGCGCTCTAAGTCTTTTTGCAGTGCTTCAATTTCGCCAATCAAATGAAACACATGTGTGTTTGGTTTTTTTGGTATGTGATTGGGTCTCACAATGTCATCTATCAGGCTGAACATTTTGCGGGTGTGTTCAGTTATGCCTGTTTCTGGCATCATTGGTTCGCTCATGTCGGTGGCGCTTTCTATGTCGGTTTATTTAGATGTTGACCAGGGTGCCCAGCCACTGTTTTGGAAGATGGCGTAGGCTGCGGCGAGATTAGCACGGGGGTGTAGCAAGTCTGTGCAATCGGTGATGATGCCTTTGGTTTGTAGCCAGCCGTTTGGCCAATAGGTCGATGGTTCACACCAGAAGGTGTTGACCTGTGTCAGCCCGTATGACTGGCCCACTGTGTCTGCCTGATTGTGGGCATTTGCAATGCAGCGGCTTTCACGTTGCATCACCTTTTTTAGGGTTGATATTTCGGCAGCTGGCCAACCCAGTGAAACAGCCATGTAGGCGTATTGGTCACATGGTGACATATCTGCTGTGACGTTTTGCTGCCAGTCTGTAGTGGCCACAGGGGGCATGGTCACATATGTGGTTGCTTTGGGCAGGCTGCCTAATGGCATCAGGGTTTCACCAGGCGCGTCTGGGGCGTTTATGGTGAGCGCAAAAGCGCAAATGGCAGCAATGACGCCACCAATCATTTTTGTGGCTGAAATCATTGTTTTTTCTCCAGTGTGTAAGGGTTGCCCCAGGTGTCTGATTTGCTTGATTTGAAAGACAGCTGGGCTGTGATGATCTGTTGGGTTTCTGGGTCTCTAAATATCTGCACCATCACCTGCTGTTCGTGGTTGATGGGGGTGGTCAAAACCTCGTATGTGTAAAATTTGCAATTAGCCATATTTGGGCATCCTTTTGTCGGTGCCGAAAACGGTAGTTCAGCCCTGTTGCAGTGTGGGGGATGCTGCCGCTTTGGCTTGTTTCCAGGCTTCTACAGCTGCTGGGATTTTGTCGCCTGGGTAGTAGAAAATGTGCCAGGGTTCGCTGTCGACTTCCCAGCAGAAACCGAAACGATCACAGTTTGCCACCATCCATGCCAGGCGGTCACCTGATGCTTCTGAAATGTCACAGGCCAGCCCAAGATTATGCCGCGATGAGCCAGGCGCGGCCATTGGGGCTGTGCCAGGTTTCTGGTAGTAGGTGCGGCCTTCCCATGTGCGGGTTGATGCGCCTGCAATGGGTTCAAGTTGGTATCTGGCCAGAAAGCCCTGTTTTTGCAAACTGATGCTGCGATATGTGTCGCCTAATGATGTCGGTTTGAAAGTGTTGATGCCTGCAGCAAATGCTGCTTCACGCAAAGCTGTGTAGGCCTGTGCTGCCAAAGGGTGTAATTGTCCGTATGGTTTGACAGCCACCAGCAACGATTGTGGAAGTTCACCAGGTTTGATGTGCGCCAAACTGGCTGGCATCACCAGTTTCTTTTTTGGTCTAGCAGCTGGTGCTGGTGCCTGTTTTTTGGTTGCCATTATTTTGGCGGCTCTACTTTGCTTTTCAGGCCGTTAGATGCCACAAGGCCAGACAATGTGCCAGTAAGAAATACCAGCAACGTGGATAGCAGGTCGATCAACTGGGCATCTGTCGGGGCTTGCTCTGTTGGTTGATCAACAAACAGAATTCCATAGATAAACGCCAAAACAGTAAAAGTGAAACACACAGCCATCAGGCGGCCAACAAATACAATCAGCCCAGCGTGTTGTTGTTCAGGTGTTTTCATTGTCGCATGCCGCCTTTGTAAAGCATTGATATTCAATGTTTGTTTTAGAAACTGTGCAACCATTACAAACCCAGATCACTGCAACCATAAAAAGCAGGGCCGCATATTTAGCCCAGCAATGCTTGGGCTTCATCTTGGGTCAGTCCTAGTTTGTCTAAGACTGCTTGCCGTGAAGCGGCTTTAGCGGCCTGTGCCGTCGCTTCGGCTTGTGCAGCGGCTTGGTCTAATTCGCGTTGCGCTAATTCTTCTTCGTTCATTTCGCGCACTTCGTCACCAATTTGGATAAGTGGGTCAGGCATTGGTTTAACTTTCTGCTAACGCATAAACATTATAATTTCCAGAAATTGTTCCGCCAACAAAAAATTCTAAACCTGTGTGTGCTTCGTCAACAGCGTATTGCCCCATAATTGTGTTTGCGCCTGTGTCATCACCTGAATCCCTTAATGTTCCTTGCCCCCACCATTGTGTTCTTTGTGTAGCGTTGGTTGGGTTAGCAACATATAGCGCTACTTGTCCTGCGTTTGCATATGCACGGCCCAAAGTTTGACTAGTTAAACCTGAAGTATTGTTAAATGTATTTGTTCCATTGGCCGAACGCCAATAAGCCGCTTGCCCTGTATAATTTGCAGCACTCTTGCTGCCGCTATTGTCACGCACTCTTAAACTTAAACCTTGTGCAACTGATGTTGCAGTAATATTAAATACAACATAATAAACATTGTAAGTACTAGTAAAAGTGCTGTTAGCAAACGCAACACTTGACACCGCGCTAAACGACGCACCACTAACGCGCACAATGCCAGGCGTAGTGCCGACTGACTGCCAAGCGCTTCCATCCCAAAATGACGTGCTGTTATCGCTTTCTAAATATGCGTACTGGCCCTCTGCCAAAACTTTTTCGCCCGTTCCGCCAAACGCGGCCGTTCGCGCCGTGCTGTCAGCGAAAACGGGAATGCCGCTATTGGTTACAGTCAAATCTGCAGCTGTCAAGACTTCGCCAGCCACATAAGCTGGCACAAAGGTTGTTGCATTAGCGCCCATAGGTTTACTTTATCCCAAAACAGGCTGTGGGTCTGTTATTCCAATAATGCCATAGACAGCATCATTCAAAATAAATTCGTAGACAATCGTGGTGGGGGCTGTAAACAGGGTGATGGTGTGGGATTGGCCTATGTTGATTTGGTGTTGGATGCCTTCCACGCTTAGTTCTTGGGCTAGTTCGCTGGTGCCTGTGCCGCTTTGAAATGTCTTTTCTATGGTGATGGTTTGGCCTATGTCGATCACGGCCACTGTGTCACGTTGGGCTGTGGTGAGCATTGCCAGGTTGGTGGTCACGCTGGTGTAGCGGGCTTCTGGTTCGCCTTCAATTAGGTAGGTGGCTAGGTCTAGGGCAGCTGTGTTGTTGTGTAGCAGGCTGCCTGTGATGCTGGCGGTTTGAATAAAGTATTTTGCCTGGCTGGCTAGGTCACTGGCGGTTTGTTCGCTGCTGCTGCCCAGAATGGTGACTGTGGCGCGGTTTACTACCTGATCTGCTTCAAAAGTGATGCCTACGCCTGAATAGGGGATGTTGGTGCCGTCATCATGGAAGTCTGCAACGCTGGCTGAAAGGGTGTTGCCTATGCGGGGTTCAAATGTCAACACCCCTGATCTGCTCATAAAGATGCGGCCCTGTTCGGCCTGTTGGATTTGGTCAAAATATGCTTTGACATTGGTGCCCTGTGGGATGGTAAAAGCTGCAGCGCCACCCAGTGTTTGGGTGCCTGTCTGAATATCGCGATACAGGGCGCCAGATGGGTAAGCAACTTCTGGCAGGTCTAGCACAGCGGTCACGCGGGCGCTAGATAGTTGTTCGGATACGTTGAATTCATCCATGTAGGTTTGTGCCAGCAAATAGAACTGGTCAGCACAATAAACGGTCACTGTGTCTAGGCCGCCTAATTCAAAGTTGTAATCATAATTTACAATAAAACCTGAAAACAGGATTTCTTCCACGTTGGTGGCGCTGTATCTGCTCAGCTTGACTTTTCGCATCGGTGCCAAACCTGGTTGGGCTGTGGCTGCGTCATAATAGGGCGACAAAGTATCAAACGGATTGAACACCCCATCAGCGGCTGTGTCGTTCAAAACAAATGACATGGTGCCTGCACTAAATTGGTCACCTACGTCACGCCTGCCGCGTTGGGCGTTGATGCTTAGGGTGTTGTCAATTACTGATGCAAAGTTGGTGGTGCCATCCAAAACATAGGTGGTGTTATTCAATATGCCTTGCGGGTTTGCATCCAATATGAAAGCATCCTGCACAAAGCCTGTATCTATTTGCAGGTCATATACGCCCGCTTCAACGATTGTGCCGCCAGCCATTAGGCCACCTGAATGTTTGCGGGGCCTGCTGATCGATTGTAAGCCCTGATGGCATTCACTACGGCCTGGCCTATTTCGGCGCTGGTTGCCAAACCGCCTGTGACGTTGACAGTGATGCCCCCGCTGTTTTTCATGCGGTCTAACGGTATGACTGCTTCAGGGCCTGCTTCACCAATCATGGCAATGGTGGGGCCTGTAACTATGCCGCCATCAGCCATTTTAGGTATGACCATGCCACCCCCGCTGGTGTCACTGTCGTTTGACATTCTGCCAATGCTGATTTTTGGAATATAGGGGATGTCATCAAATGGGTTGATGAGGTTCAAGCCTTTGATGATGATATTGGCTGCAGTCACCCAGGCGTTTGCCATAAATTCAAAATAGGATGCCACCCCATTGATCACGTTTTTGATGATGTTTCTAAATGTCTCAAATTTGTTGTAGGCATAAATCACGCCTACTACCAGCAGGGCTATGCCTGCAGCAATTGCGGTAAATGGGTTTAGGGCCATTGCAAAGTTGACTGCTGTGATGGCAATAGCAATGCCACCTATGGCAGCTGCAATGGCTAAAAATGCGTTTGGGTTTTTTTGTGCCCAGTCAGCAAACTTTTGCAAGATTGGTAGGGCGGCTTCGACTACTGGCAACAGGGCCGCGCCAATGCTTTCTTTAGTTTCAGCCACGCTGTTTGAAAGTATTTTCATTTTACCTGCAGCAGTTTCTGCAGCTGCTGATGCCGCGCCACCAAATGTGCCGCCCAAAACATCCATGACGGTGTTTAGGTCTGCACCCTCTTTGATCAGTGCAGCCATTTCTGGGGTAAGGCTTCGCAATGCTTTGAAATTGCCCTGCTGGGCTTTGGCTAGGGCTTCTGCCACTGTGGTTTGATCAAGTTGTAGACCTGTTGAAATGTCTAGGGTTAGGCTCATCAGGTCTTGTGCTGCTTGCACATCTTTGGTGCCGCGTACAAGTGCAGCCATTGCTGGGCGTAACTGGTCATCTGCTACGCCTGTCGCGCGTGACATTGCGCCAATAAAATCTTCTGTTTGTTTGACTTGTGCTGCACTGGCGCCAGCACTGTTTTCTAATGCTAGGGCTAGTTGGGTTTGTGCGGCTGCGTCTTCCATTGCGGCTTTGGTAGCGTCACCTAATGCAAATGCCAAACCGCCAA